GTAGCACCTGTAACTGTGCTAATCTGTGCTACTTGCGCTAATCTAAATGCATCTACTGCTTGTATAGTTGTTATGGCTACATCTTCACCAGACTCATCTGGGTATGTAGTAACGTAACTTGTAATAAAGCCTTGAAATATAGGATATGTTACCGATGAGTAGGTAGCACTAATCTGCACTTTCTTCATAGGTGTTAATAAATTATAATATGGGCCAGTGACATTCTGCGGATTAAAATCGCCATTTTGATCTACGATACGTAAGGTAAGTGCGCCAGTTTGGAATTGATCGGATAATGCAGTACGGCCTCGGTTAGTCTCTATGCGGTTGACCTGATTAGATACATCTACAATTACAGCTGTAGCATCACCTAATACGTTTGTATCTAATATGCCTGAATCTAAGATCATTGTTTGGGCAAAGGCTGGGCCAGTACTAAAGTTAATTAAAGCGGTTATTACTGGTAAGGTCATTAAGGTAATTGCCCTGCGCCTGTAGTGCTATATCCGCTTCTACCGGCTACTTGGATACTCTCAGCTACTAATTGGGCAAACCTATCGCCTGCTGGTGAGTCAATTCTTACGTTTACATCTACAGATCTATTGCCTGATTCTCTAGCTCTTTCTGTGGCAATTTCTGATACGTTCATACCAGCATAAGCAGACGTGCCTGATAATTGATTTGCTAAATCTTGGAAATATTCTGCATCTAATGGAGCAAAACTTGGGCCTGCGTCAAAAATATCATCGCTTAGTTTTGGTGGTTTACCACCTATGCTTAAAATAAATGCATTGATTTTAGCAGTCATAGATTTAACTGCCTCTAAAGCAAAGTTAAAGTTCTCAGCAAACTTTTTAGCAGCATCAGCCGCTGCCAACTCAGCTAGTATTTTCTTAGCTAGAGCCTCGTTATTATCTAATATGGCTATCTGTGCTTTAATGCGTAACTTAGTTTCTTCATCGGTTGCAGCGTTAAGTGCAGCTGTAAGTCCTATGCGCTCTAGGTCAAACTTGTCTCGTAATGCATCTACAGCAGTCTTTGCTTTTAGTGCAGCATTCTCTTGTTTACGATAATAAACAGCATCTTTAATTGCTTTAGTTTCTGCTCTTTGTAATGGATTACCCGACCCAAATGTGAAGTTAGATGATGGTTTTTGTGTTTTACCTATATCATAAGCAATTAAACCTGCAGCACCGACTACTAACTGTTTTTTACCAAGTGTAAGTAAAGCTGTCAAACCTAGTAAAAACTTGCCTACATCGCTGTCTAACATTCTTTTAATCTGACCAATCAACTCGCCCATGCCTGTGGCAGTATTGGCAATAGCAACTGCAAAGTTATTCATAGAATTAGCAGCTTGATCTATTGAGTTGTCTTTACCTATGGCACTTATAGCATCAATTAAACCTTTACCTATGATTTCAGTAGCATCAGCAGCAGCTACTTTTAACAGATCCATTTTGCCTGCATAAGTAGTTAATCTTGCTTGTGCTTGACCAGCAAACTTAGTATCTAAGGCCGCCATAATCTTGTTCATATCGCCACTGGCAATTGTGGCCTTGTCTAATCCTGTGCCTAATCTTGCTAATGATGTGGTAGTACCTGATGCGCCTTTAGCAATAGCAGCTACTACGCTGGCTAAATCTTTACCTGTGCCTGCACTGACGTTTAGTGCGGTCTCTAATGCTTGCTGACTGAGAGTTACTGATCCAGTAGCGTTTAATAAAGTTTGGAATGCTGGGCGTAACTGATCGTCTAACACGCCATATAAACTTTGCAAACCTGCAATATAAGATTCTACTTCATTGACCCTAAATGTGTTGCCTGTGTTTTCTAGCTGTACTGCAAGTGATTTAGCGGCTTTCTCATCGGCTGCAAAGGCGTTTATAGCCTTCTTACTAAATGCCACTATTGCTGTAGTAGCAAAGACACGTGTAAAGGTCTTGCCTAGTTTTTGCGCTTGCTTATCAAAGGCGGATATATCCTTTTGACCTTTTTTAAGTGCCTTGCCGTTAAAGGTAGCAATAGCCGAGACGACTACATTGGCCATTAGGCTGCCTTCTTAATCTCTGTAGATTTATTAAATTGTATAGCTGTAGAGTTTATTGCTTGCAGTATTGCATCATAAACCTTAGAACTATCCTGAGACCATGCCTTAAATATAAGTCTGCCTTTTGTCTTTTTACCAGTGCCACCTCGTACGCCTTTGATCTTAGGCTGTGATGTAAGTCCGGGCATAGATGTTACAAACTGATAACCTGCAAATGGATTATTAGATGCGTACTCTCTTGTAGATTTATTATATGTATATTCTTTAGCTCTTTTAGTACCCTCAAATCCTTGCATTGCACCGACTGGTGAGTTAGGTGTGCTTGGGTCTATTCGCTGAAATGGCGCACGACCTTGTGGGTTATTACGGCCTGCAGTTTCATATATGCGACCAGCTGCACTTACGTTGTAAACGTAGTTGCTAACCTTAAATCCATTACTAAATGTTTTGTTTTCGCCAGGGTTATATCCAATACCAGCCTTAACAGTATTAGCATCATACTTTGGGAACGGGCGATAATTAATTGCCGGGTTACTTGCTTTACTCCAGCCTGATAACACGCTGCCGTTACCTGGCACAAATCCTCGTGCCTTACTTGCTACGCCACGCATTAAAGGATCAATAGCAGTCCTAATCCTTTGTCGCATATCTTCATCAATAAACTCTAAACCTTTTAGGACATCTTTAACGCCTACGACTTCGACTGCTGGCATTTTTAATCTCCTTTGCTCTATCGCTAAGCACCTGCACGATTGCTCGTAGCATTTCTGAGTCCATATTTATAAACTCACTAGGCGCGATCCCTAGCTCTACAGATAGGCTTGCTATTGTGTAGAGCGTAGAATCACGCTGTACTATTTTTTTTCTTCGTCTAATACCTCGACAGTTTCTAAGCTGTCAATAAACTCAATACCAAATATAGGTACAGTTACGTTAGCCCTACGTAAGCACTCATGAGCAAGGAAATAGATCTCCGTCTGCCTCTCGTGATCACGTAGGACTTTACTAATTCCTGCGCCATACTTTAACTCGAAAGCGTACTCGACACCTGGCGTTATCTTATGTTCGGATACTTCGCCATTAGCCCTTGTTATCTTTAGCTTTGCCATTATTACTCCTTATGGTGTGGTATCTACTACGATAACACTTTGGCAGGTAAATGTAATTGACTGGCTTGATATATCGCCTACTGCGCCGTTTACATCCTGTGTGTTATTTACAAGCACTGTGGTTTGAAACTCTGGGTTAGTTGAGCTAATTGCAGCAGAAGTCTGCTTAATTGTTAATGCCACTGTAGTACCCCATGCAGCTTGCAGCGTTGCGTTAACGTTGCTTGCAGCTGTGTCATTCAAGAAGTCAAGTGTAATAGTGCTAGCCTCTAGGCCCTTTGCAAACTTATGAGCTGTATCGCCCATAGCTGTTACTTCTAATTCATCAAATGAACGGTTAATTGTTACGGCTGTTACGTGGTTGCTTAGATCCACGCTGTTCAGAGTAACAACAACGCCATTGCTTAAATAGATTGCCATTATTCGTTGTCCTCATCTTTTCTAGCCGCTGGTTTTTTAACCGCTGCTGGCTTGTCGGTAATCTGGCCTATCTTGACCAGAAAGTCATGTTCCTCATCTGTAAATCCTTTGTATGCCATTTTAACTCCAACTCGTTAGGGTGTTGACTGTAATCTCACTAACCAATAGATCACCGCTGGCTGCGCTAATTATACTAGGTGCTGAGATAGCAGATATATTTATTACTAAATTTGATGCTGCTAATTTTGTTACTACTGCCAGTATGTAATCTTCCATGCCTGCTAGATTGCCTTGATTATCTAATGCTGGTTTAGTTATTAAAATCTTAAAGTTTGCCATAGGGCTTATAGTTATGTAATCGTTATTGCTTGGCGTAAGGTAAGGATCGCTTGGTGTAACTACTACGCTGTTTGCTAACAATGTTGCCGGTGGGAATGCAAAAACTGACCACACGCCTGCATTAGTTAAGTCTGTTGCAAGTGTGCTGCGTAAAGTAGTTATTGCAGCTGGCATTAGCCGACCAGTGAATTAGGGCTGCTATAAGGCTGGATGAGACCACGTACTCTGTTAATCAGCTGATAACCCATCCGATAAGGGCTGGCAGTGATCCCATCCATACCTACCCCACCAGTCTGGCTAACCTGTCTGGCTTGCCATATATCTACAGCTACGATCATCGCAGCCTCTCTTATAGCAGGGGTCGCAGTGTAAGCCTGTGCTTTATGTTCTGGGCCTAATGCCCTGCCGTAAGGTTTAATAAAATGGAATGGCTCATCTGATGCTGTTTTTGCGTATTGAATAATAGAATAACCTGTAGGGTAATTGCTAAATTGTAATTGTGTAAATAATGCTGTGCCTATTGTTGCTGGCACTGTTGAGCCAGGGAATGCGCCAGTTAATGTGTATGTGCCATTGTATGTGCTACCACAATTAGACACTGTAATGCTTTGACCTACTACAAATATGCCAGGGTTTGCTAGCACTAAAGATGCGGTGTTATTGCTAATAGATGAGCCGATTACTGGTGCATCGTTATGCCACAAGTAACCTTGTATCAAATCCTCTGCTGATTGACAGCATTCTTCTACTGTTGCATCGGTGTACAAAGTGCCTATACCTAAATTACTGCGTAACTCTGCCATTGTTACCATCGCAGCGGCCATGTGTACTCCTTATCTAAAAAAGCTCCCCCAGGGCTAGGGCTACTAAACCCCAGGGGATTATTACAGGCCTAACTTATTAGGTTAGGTTAAAGCGTCTTACTCCACCAGCTACTAATACCTTAGTTGCTAGGTAGCCGTAAATCATTGTTTCAATTTCACCAGATGTGACTACGTTAGTGCTTAGTCGTAAAATTGGTGATTCGTAAACGATTACTGATGATGGCACTACAATAAAAGCGCTCTCGTCAATAGTTGTGCTGACCGCATTTGGATCTACATATAACGACAATCCAAGCACGTTACCACGTAGTGATGTTGGGTTTGCTTGTCCACCATTATTCATTGGATTAGCAGCATTGTAAATTGGGCGACCTGTTGAATCTGTTGCGCCTAATAGTAATGACCACTGTGATGTGCCAGCAATGTAAGCACTTGCTAACTCACCTGTTGCTAGATATGCAGCTGGTGCTTCTGTTGATACGTATGAAATAATACCAGCAGATGTAGCTGCTACGGCTGTAGCTTGTGTACCAGATG